TCTAATGTAACTGATATTGCTACTAATGTATCTGGTATCGCTACTAATGTAACTAACATTGGTACTAACACCACAGGTGTTGCTACTAATCTCGCTAGTGTAGGTACGCTTACTACAACTACAGGTAGTCATACGACAAGTATTTCTACACTTGATGATCGTGTTGCTGGTATTGATGCTGATGCTGAACATAGTGTTGGTAGTGCCGAATCAACTACAGGTATGACTACCACAGAAAAAGGTGATGGTGCAATACATAAAACAGTTATTGATCTTGCTGAAGTTGAAATGACTTCTACAGATGGTGAAACTCCAGCTAATGATGGCGCTTGGGGTAAAATTAAATTGTACACTTTCCCACAAGGACATATTAATTTAATCTCTTGTGCTGCTGAATTTCCAGTAGCAGGTCTTGAAGCAGTAACAGGTGGTGGTACTGGTTTTGCCGATACTGCTGATTTTTCACTTGGTGTAGGATCAACAGCCGCGGCTCAGGCCACACAATTTGATCTTCAAGCTAGTGAATATGATTTAAGTAGTGCTAAAATTGATTGTGATTTAACAGCAAAGACTAGTGATGCTCTTGAGAAAGATATTCAAACTACCTTAAAGGTTCTTGATGGTTCCGCTGGTGCAAAAATTGCTTATTTAAATATGCGCACTCTTGATAATGATGATCATGGAACTACTGCTGATGTTTTGAAGGTCACAGGTAAAATTACTTTACTTTGGACGTTAATAGCGAAAGGGTATTAAAATGGGAGCTTCCTATCCTGGTTCTGTTTGGGATGGTGATATGGCTACTCATGATGGTGAGCTTAGAGCCCCAAATGGTGAAGATTGGGGTCGTGCAATAGCGGAAATTGCTGCTGCACAAACGCAAGTTGATACTAATATCGCTGGTCTTGCTACTAATACTGCTGCTGTTGCTACTAATGCCGCAGCTATAGCTACTAATGTAACAAATATTGCTACTAATGCAAGTGGTATTGCTACTAAGCTTTCTAGTCTCAATGATCTTACTACATTAACAGGTAATCATACTACAAGTATTGCTACACTTAATGATCGTGTAGCCGGTATTGATGCTGATACTGAACATAGTGTTGGTACTAAAGAGTCAACTACAGGTATGGTTACTACAGAAAAAGGTGATGGTGCTGTCCATAAAACAGTTATTAATCTTACTGAAGTGGAAATGATAACTACAGATGGTACTACACCAGCTAATGATGGTGCTTGGGGTACAACTAAGTTGTATACTTTTCCGAAAGGCCACATTAATTTAATCTCTTGTGCTGCTGAATTTCCACTTGGTGGACTTGAGGCTGTAGGTTCAAGTCTTGCTGCTGATGCTGATTTTGAACTTGGTTTAGGGTCAACGGCTGCTGCCCAAGCTACACAATTCGACTTACAAGCTGCTGAAGAAAATCTAAGTAGTGCAGCAATGGTTTGTGCTTTAACAGCAAAAACTAGTGATGAACTTGAAAAAGATGTACAAACTACTTTGGCTGAACTTGATGGTTCAACAACTGCTATACCTGTTTATTTAAATATGCGAACTAGGGCTGATGGTGACCATGATACATCTGCTGATGTTTTGAAAGTGACTGGTAAAATTACATTACTTTGGTCATTAATAACGAAAGGTTATTAATGTCACATCATACTGATTTTCCTACTGGTACTTGGGATGGTGCTTCTGAAACACGAGAAGTACCATCTGATGTTATACGTTCGCCTGATGCTGCTGATTGGGCTAGAATAGTTGATGAATTAATAGCTACACAAGGTTTTGTTAATGATAATCATAATGGTATTTGTTATTGTTGTGTACATAGTATAGGTGTACATGAAGCATTAACTGGTTTAACAACTACAGAAGTAGGTAATGGAGCAATACATAAGACAATTTTTGATTTAGATGATGTAGAAATGATAACCACAGATGGTACTACACCATCTTCAGATGGTGCTTGGGGAAATGTAAAATTATATACTTTTCCTATAGGCCACATTCAAATATTATCTGCATCAATAGATTTTAAAAAGAATAAATTAGTAGCTGGTGATGGTGGTATTTCTGATACCGCTGATTTTGAAATCGCAATTGGTGATCTTGCTGCTATTCAAGTTGGTCAATTTGGTTTACAAGCTACAGAATATAATTTAAGTGGTGCAGTTATTGATATTAATTTAATTGGTGGCAAAAATGATACAAAAGTAAGTGTTATTAATGGTACACCATTTGTAATAGATGGTTCCGCTGGTGCAAAAGCTGTTTATTTGAATTTACGTACATTAGGTAATGACGATCATAGTACAGTTGCCGATATTTTAAGTATGACTGGAGAAATTATTATTAATTGGTCCTATGTTTGTGCAGGTTAAACTATGACAGCTTATGAAACTATTGCAAATGCTGATACTTATTTTAGTAATCGTTTGCATGTAATGTCTTGGACCGATGCAAATAATACTGATAAAACTAAAGCACTTGCTGAAGCAACTATACGTTTAGATAGATTAAATTTTAAAGGTACTAAGATTGTTAGTACACAAGAATTAGAATGGCCACGTTATTTAACAGAAGATGATGAAACTGTTACTGAAACACCTGATGATGTTAAGAAAGCTTGTTGTGAATTAGCCTTTACATTATTAGATGAAATTGATCCTGAAAAAGAGTATAATAATTTGAATGTAACAAGTAGAGTTTTTTCAACTGTGAGAACTACCTACGATCACAGTGAAGTGCCAGAGCATATTGCGGCTGGTATTCCAAGTAAACTTGCTTGGTCTTATGTAAAGTCGTGGATTGCAAAAACTGGCTCAATTAAACTAAGTAGGGTATCTTGAAAGGAAAATAATGTTTCTAAAATCTTACTCTTTTGTGTGTTTTAATGATGATAATACTGATGATAATAAAGATGGCACCGACGATAATACTGGTGATGGTACTGGTGACAATACTGGTGACAATACTGGTAATAATGATGATAAAACTTTTACACAAGCTCAAGTAAATACTTTTTTAGCTAATGAAAAACGTAAGACTCAAGATGCACAAAAACAATTAGCTGCCGAGCTTGAGAAGGTTAAAAAGAGTTCCAAATTAACTAAAGAAGAGCGTGATGCTTTAAGCAAACAGATTGATGAATTACAAAATAAGTACATGACTGCTGAAGAAAAAGCTAGACAAAATGAAGAAAAAGCTAATAAAGCACATGGTAAAGCTTTAAAAGAATTAGAAGAAGATCGAGATAATTGGAAAAATAGATTTACAAGTACATCAATTGATATTGCAATTACCAGAGCTGCTGAAATTAATGAAGCCATTGCTTCTGAACAAATAGCTGCATTATTAAGACCGAATACGTCTTTGAAAGAAAAACTTGATGAAGATGGTAAACCATCTGGTATACTTGAACCACGAGTTAGATTCAGTGATACGGATAAAGAAGATAAACCCATTATTCTTGATTTAACTGTACCTGAAGCAGTTAAACGTATGACAGAATTAGATCAGTATGGGAATTTATTCAAGGGTGGTAAAACAGGTGGTTTAGGTACTGAAGGTGGTACTTCACATACTGGTAAAATAGATATTGTTGAAATTGCAAAAACTGATACGAAAAAATACCGGAAGTTACGTAAAGAGAAACCGGAACTCTTGGAAAACTTGTAAGCCGGGAAAATACCGGGTTTCTGAAACAGAAACCATAATTAGGAGTTAACAAATGTTCTTGAAATCAATTAGCTATGTTGCTTTTGATAATGATTTTGACACTAATGAACGTGCTTGGAATCCTGAAGTTTGGGCACAAGAAACTTTAGTTATTCTTGAAGAGAATATGGTTGTTGCAAATTTGGTACATACTGATTTTGAAAATGAAATTGCTGCTTTTGGTGATACTGTTAATACTCGTATGCCTGCTGGTTTTACTGCTAAACGTAAGGGTACTAATGATGATGTAACTATTCAAGCTGCAACAGCCACTAAAGTGCCTGTTGAAATGAATCAGCATGTTCATACTTCTTTCCTTATTCGTGATGGTGAGGAAAGTCGTAGTTTTGTTGATCTAGTTAATGAATATTTACGACCTGCTGCTAAATCTTTGGCAGCGCATGTTGATAAAATTCTACTTGGTCAAGCTTATCAGTTCCTTGGTAATTCTGTTGGTGACGGTGGAGAAGTTAGTTCTACTTCGACTAATGAGAACTATATCAAGAATCTAATTCTTGATACTCGTGAAGTAATGAATGTTAACAAAGTTCCTAATGACGGTCGAAATTTAATTCTAGCACCACGTACTGAAACTGAAGCTTTAAAGCTTGATTTTTTCGTTACTGCTGACAAAGTAGGTGATGAGGGTACAGCTTTACGTGAGGCTTCCCTCGGTCGTAAGCTAGGTTTTGATATGTATATGTGTCAGAATACACCTTCTCCGCAGGTTTCAGCTTTTACGGCTGATGCTGATGACATTGCCGCTGCTGATAAAGGTGCGACTACCTTGGTTAGTGATGATGGTTCTGTTTGGGCAGTTGGTGAATATATTTCGTTATATGAAGGTACACTTATTGATAGAGTGCCTTACCGTATTACTGGTATTGCTACTAATAACTTGACCATTAATCGTGGTCTTCGTCAAGCTTGTGCTGCAAATACAGATGCACGACGTTATACTACTGGTACTGTTGATTTAACN